GCCGGCGTTTTCTTTGATGAAGTCGCCTTGATGCCGGAGTCTTTTGTGAATCAGGCAACAGGGCGCTGCTCAGTGGCAGGCTCAAAGCTGTGGTTCAACTGCAACCCGGATGGCCCGCGACACTGGTTCAAGCTTAACTGGATCGACAAGATAGGCAGCCAGGGGGATGACACCAAGAATCTCCTGTATCTGCACTTCACAATGGACGACAACCTGAGCCTTGCGGAAGAAATCAAAGAGAGATTCCGCAGGATGTACTCCGGTGTCTTTTTCAAAAGGTACATCCTTGGGCTGTGGTGCATGGCGGAAGGCGTGATTTATGACATGTTCTCAGAGGAAATTCACGTCAAGCCGATTACGGATATTTCACCCTTGTTGGTCGAGCGAAGAAAAGCACGGTATGTAAGCATAGACTATGGTACCCAGAATGCAACAGCAATGCTTTTGTGGAATAAAGGAACTGATGGAAAATGGTACTGTATCCGGGAATACTATTATTCCGGCCGTGATGAGTCTAAGCAGAAAACAGATGCGGAATATGCATCAGATTTGGGTGAATGGCTCGAAGAAACACCGATAAGGGCAGTGATCGTTGACCCTTCAGCTGCATCATTTATAGCAGAGCTGAGAAAACATGGGTACAGTGTGATCAAAGCTGATAATGATGTTTTTGATGGAATCCGCCTGGTAGGGACCATGTTCAACAGGCAGAAAATAGTAATAAGCAGTTCCTGTGTCAACCTGATCATGGAGCTGCTTTCCTATGTGTGGGACAAGAAGGCTGCTGAGCGCGGCGAAGATAAGCCGGTCAAGTTCGGGGATCACGCGGTCGATGCGCTGCGTTATTTCGTGTATACAGTGATCAGCAATAAAACTGCCCAGGTAAAAGACAAGAAAAAAGCGGGCTTCCAATAACCTGAGAGAGGTGAAGATTTATGTACGTATTTACGATGCCGGAGGATAAATGGGATGAACAGAACCCGAACCGTCAGGCAATTCTTCAGCTGATCCAGAAACATGCGGCATATGCTCCACAACTGGCGAAGCTGAAGCAGTATTATGAGGGCAGGCATGAGATCCTGAATGAATCGAAGCGTGAGAACAGGCTTGTCTGCAACCATGCAAAAGATATAGCAGATACCGCAACGGCATACTTTATCGGTGAACCGGTGTCATATAAAAGCGTTGCAGATATCAGCGCCCTTACAGAAGCCCTGGAAGCCGCAAACGCAGATGAAACCGATGGAGACAACGGACTTGACCTTTCCATATACGGCAGGGCTTATGAGTACATCTACACAAAAGAAAGCGATACGATCCTGCAGACGAAGAACCTGGAACCTGAAGATACCTTTGTTGTTTATGATGACAGCATTGAGCAGAATGAGCTCTTTGCTGTCTATTATTATGTCCGGAAAGATGATTCTGATACTTCGGGGGTTGTCCATTATATCGCGACAGTTCTCTCGATGAATTACCGCTGGGTTTTTGACCTGAATTCCATCACAGCGGAAAGCTCTGTTCTGGAAGGACCGACTCCACATTTCAAGGGAGAGGTTCCGGTAGTGGAATACCTGAACAATAAGCTGGCTATCGGCGATTATGAGCTGCAGATCCCGCTGATCGATGCATATAACGCCCTGATGTCCGACCGGATCACTGACAAGGAACAGTTCATTGATTCAATCCTGATTCTCTACGGGACGCTGCTCTCTGATGAGGATGCGGAAGAAGAGGGTGACGGAAGCGGCAGTGACGCTGCCATGGACCGGCTCAGAAAGAAGAAACTCATGGAGATGCCGACAGGATCCAAGGCTGAGTACCTGACCAGAACATTTGATGAAACTGGTGTCGAGGTGTTGAAAAAAGCGCTGGAGCAGGATATTCACAAGTTTAGTCATATTCCCTGCATGACGGATGAGTCCTTTGGGGGAAATGTATCAGGCGTCGCGATGGAATTCAAACTCCTGGGGATGGAGAACATCACGAAAATCAAAACAAGATATTACCGGAAGGGCCTGAAGAAGCGCATCCGGATATTCTGCAGATGGCTGGTCACGAATGCCCGGGGAAACATTGACCCGAATACTGTGACGGCAATTTTCACCAGGGCAATGCCAAAGAACCTTCTTGAGATCAGCCAGTACGTTGCCAACCTGAGCGGCACTGTAAGCAAAAAGACGCTCCTCTCGCAGATACCGTTCGTGAATGATCCCGAGGAAGAAATACGGCTGGTCGAGCAGGAAAATGCAGAGGCTGTAAAGCACCAGCAGGAACTGTTTGGCCGGACTGCCAACGAACCGCCGGAAGAAGAGGAAGAGGAACCGGAAGAAATTGCGCCGGCGCAAAAAGAGGAGATAGATGAAGAATGACAAATACTGGGCGAACCGTGCCGCGAAGCTCATGTATGGGTTCATGGACGAGGCTGAAGACGAAGCTGACAGCATATCGAAAATCTACGAGAGGGCATCCGGATGGCTGAGTATTGAGGCGGAGGAAATCTTTGAACGGTTCCGTATGAAGCACGGGCTCTCTGAGAAGGAAGCCCGCAGGCTGCTTAGCAAGATCAGGGATAAAGAGGACCTGCAGGAGCTGATGCGGAAGCTTGAAGCGGGTGATTATTCGGAAATGGGAAAGCAGGAGCTGATCCGCGCACTTGAGGCCCCTGCATATCGGGCACGGCTGGAACGGCTCCAGCAGCTCCAAAACCAGATCAGCCTGATTATGAGGGACGTGTATCAGCAGGAACTTCAGAGAACCACACAGTTTTACACGGATCTTGCCAATGAAGCATATTACCGGTCCATGTTTGAAGTACAGCAGAGAGCCGGTTACGGATTCAGCTTCAATCATCTGGACAATAAAACTGTGAACAGGATCCTGAAATCGAAATGGTCCGGGAAGAACTATTCGAGCAGAATATGGAAGAATACGGCTGCGCTGGCGGAAACAGTCAAGGAGGAGGTACTGATCAGCTTCATCACTGGCCGGACGGACAGGGAAGCTGCCGAGGTGATCCGAAATAAATTCGCATCCGGAGCCATGGAGGCCAGGCGGCTGATCAGGACCGAAAGCGCATTTGTTTCCGGGGAAGTGACAGCCAGGGCATATAAAGAGGCCGAAATAGAAAAGTACCGTTACGTGGCAATCCTTGACCTGAAGACCTCGGAGATCTGCCGGGAACTTGACGGGCAGGAATTCGCACTGAAGGACAAGAAGGTTGGAACGAACTATCCTCCGATGCATCCCTGGTGCCGATCGACAACGATAGCAGCTCCGACAGCCGAAGAACTGGCAAAGATGAAGAGAAGAGCCAGGGATCCTGTTACTGGAAAGACATTTCTGGTATCGGCTTCAATGACGTACAAGGAATGGTACGACAGGTTCGTGAGAGGGAGTCTCGAGGCTGGCAAGAACAAGAGACGGCCGGAAGAAAATATGGCCACAGCAGAAGGGCAGAAGGAGCGGATCTATCAGGCTGAGTTGAATGCGAGAGTGAACCCAAAAGAGAAAACTGAAGATGAAATGAAAGTCAAGGGATTGGCAAAAGCAAACGCGTTGTTTGTTAATAAGAACGAACGTTTATTTATAAACGCAAGTAAAATTAAGAAACTGCCTGACTATGAGGATTTCACTTGCCATGCCACACCAGACGTATTTCAAATTGATTTAGTGGGAGAAGGTAGAGAAGAGGAATTTATTGATTTATCGCCGCAAGAATACGCCAAAAGAATAAAGAATTCAACTGTCTATAACGGTGGAAAAATAAGAATTATCAGCTGTCAAGCTGGCGCGAAAGAAGATGGCGCTGCACAGCAACTGTCTGATGCTTTAGGAGTGGATGTTCTTGCACCAACAGAAATAGTAAATGTCGATGATGACGGAAATATTTTCCTTACAGATAATGACATACTTGCTCAAATGTGGTATAATTCTGATGAGAAAGATAGTTTCCATGAAACAGGTTCATGGAAAGTGTTTCATCCAAGGAAAAAGGCAGGCGAGCGTCATGTTAATACTGGGAATGTATGAGGAGTTTGGCCATGGGATGGGATTCCCGAGTATGAAAGACTATTTTGCAAAAGAGCCTTATCAAGGAATGGAAAAAATTGCAAAGTATCTTGAAAGTGGAAAGCCTACATTTGCCCAAGCTCATATTCCAAGGGATTTTTTTACAGGAGAAATAATCCCTATTGAGAGCACAGGAAAGACTGATGGCGAGTATTCATGGATGAGTGTTTTGCCTTATTATGTGAGAAAGTATAATTTGAAATTGCCAAAAGAGTTTGAAAACAAAGTGTTGTCACTTTAATACCACCACCCACGCGGCGGTGGTATTTTTATGCACAAAAGGAGGATGCCATGAATTTCGGTAAAGCAATTGAAGCAGTTAAAGACGGGGCAAGGATAGCAAGAGACGGCTGGAACGGCAAGAACCAATATGTGGAACTCGCTACCTGCATCTCTTACAAAAATGCTGCGGGAGAGATCGTCAACGTGGATCATGACGCGATCGGGAATAATGCCCTTGCGTTTGTCGGTACATCCGGCGTGCAGCTTGGCTGGCTCGCTTCTCAGGCGGATATGCTGGCGGATGACTGGAAGATCATCTAAGAAGAAAGGGGTGATATATATTGAACCTGAAAACCACAAAACGGTATGCCGACAGGATCACGAAGGAACTTGTCGAGCCAGGCACGATCCTGAAGGAAGTGCCTGAGGTAAGGGCGAGGGAATTGATCGCGGCGGGGGCAGCGGATGAGCTGCACGAAAAGAAGAAGACAAAATCGAACAAGGAAGATAATACAGCACCTGAGGCCTGATCAGCCAGTGGTGCTTTTATTATGCTCCGGAACGAGGATAAACTACCACCGCAATGAACTGGGCGCGAAAAGCGAATGGTTTGGGGCAAAGACACCGCAATGGCCTGGGCATGAAAATGAATGGGCTGGGGCAAAACCGCAATGGGCTGGGCGCAAATATGTGAATGGCCTGGGGCAAAAACAGAAAGGACACGAAAATGAGAAACAAAGCATTCAGAGCATTAGTAAACTGTAAGATTCCAATGAACCTGCAGATGTTTGCAGAAGGTGCAGCAGACCCCGGGGAGGAAGGATCGCAGAAGGGAACGGGTGGCGGAACAGGCAGCCCGGATGGGAATGATCCTGATCCAGAGGAAGACCATGAACACACAGACGGTCCTAAACCAATATCCTTTGATGACTTCCTGAAGAAGCCGGGGAATCAGGCAGAGTTTGACAGGAGGGTGCAGAGGTCAAT